CCATGAACCAATTTCAACGTAGGAAAGTTGATATTTTGGTATGCCATTTATTAAACTCCAAGGTTGTATGTTCTACTAGCTTTATTTACCATATCTGCCAACCAACGATTATCTCTTTCGAGTGCTCTTCTAACGTCTTGACTATCCATAGCAGTAATGTTAACTGTAACAGAAGCACCACTACTTCCCATAGAAGCGATTGAACTGTTAGGCATAATCGTACCAGATACAGAAGGAATGAAAGGCTCAGGACCTTTTTCTCCTACCATATACATTCTACCAGCTTGAACAGGTCCACCGGAAGCTCTAGCACCACTGAATAAGCTAGATAAGTAACCTACGCCTTGAGCAGCGAATCCACCTAGATTACCAGTCTTTCCAAAGTCTTTACCGAAGATTGCTTCTGCGAGATTAGCAGCAAGTGCATCAGCTACCATTCTATCTAACATCTGTTTGAATCTATCGCCAAGACTTGTAATCTTACCTTGCATTGCGTCGAAGAAGAATGAAGACATAGATGATTGCATTCCTTTTGCTGCTTCTTGCCAGAATACAGTAATTTCATCTGCTGCTTCTTTGTTAACTTCTTTCAATGACTGAAGACGGATAGTAACTGCTTGAATGTATTCATCTTCTGATTTAATTTTACCAGCTTGATATTGCTCATACAAGAAATTTACATCTTCAAGTGCACGTTTAGATTGTTCAGCCCAAGTACCACCCATCAAGCCATTAAGACGTTCTGCATCAGACATAATTTCTTTTGATTTAGCACGTTTAGCTTGAAGAGCTTTAATTTCTTCTTCAATCTTTGTCTTAGATTCACCAGTCAAACCATTTGTTAATTTTCGTACTTCAGCTTCATCTAACAATACTTGAACTGCTGCGTCGCGTTCTCTCTTTGACACACCTACTAATCTTGCTTCAGTTTCAAGAATTTGGACTTTAAGTTTTTCTTCCTCAACTGTAGTAGATGCGGCTTTAAGAAGTTCCTTAACTTTTTCTTCATCGCGTTTAACTTTGTTAAGTTCAATCTGCGCGTTAGCTTCGAGTAAAAGTCCATCAGCAGTTGCTCTAGAAATACCAGCTTTTATGTCTTTAGCATATTTTGCGTCAGCTTCTAATTTCTTCTTGACAGATTCATCCATTCCGAATGACTCGTTAGCCATCTTAAGAGATGCAACCATTTCTTCCAAAGAAGATTTTACCTCTTTAGTGGCTTTAGCAACTTCTTTAATCTTAGGAGCTGTCTTCTTGGCTGTTTCACCGACTTTGTCAAGTGATTTGTTCATTACGACAGTTGCATTTGACGCATCGAATACTTTGTCTTTAAATTCTACATGAGAATCTGCAACTTTAGCTACGTCTTCTTTGTATGCTTTCCAAATTACTTTAGCACCTTCGATGTCACCTTTAGCGACAGCAGCTATAATTGCTCCTAATGCACCTAGAGATTTACCAGCAATATCCATTACATCTGCAAATCCACGGAATACAACGATGACTGCTTTAATAGCTGGGATAAGGACACCAATTGCAACAACTTTAATTGCATCCATTATCTGTGCAACCATACCACCAGACTTATAACTGTCTAAGAATGATTGAATAAGGACGTTGAAAATAGGAACTAATTCTGCTGCAATTACATTTACTAGGCCTTCGATTATTTTCCAGACTTTATTAATTCCGTCAAACAAATCGCCAGATGATGCAGTGTATGCGTCAAATGCTTCTGGTCCCATTTGTCCCAATAGTTGAGATTCTTCACGAAGAGCCGCAATGCCTTCTGAACCCTTATTCAACATTGGAACTAATTCTTTACCAGCTTGACCAAATATAGCAAATGCTAATGCGGCTTTTTCTGGACCATCTTTAAGGTCTTTAAACTTATCAGCAATATCACCAAATGTTTCTTCTGATGAACGTAACGAACCGTCAGCATTAGTTGTTTTAATGCCAAGAGCTTCGAATGCTGCCGCTTGTTTAGATGTTTCTTCTTCTGATTTTGCGATAGAACGATTTAGTTTATCTAAACCAGAAATCATTCCTTCTAGCGATGTGTCAGATTGTTCTGCTGCGAATTGATAATCACGCAACTTATTTGCAGCGATGCCTGTTTTACCAGCTAATTCATCTAATTTGTCTGCTGCTTGAATAGACTGTGCGAATGCTTGAAATATATCACCAGCTATTTTAAGGCTCAATAGGCCTGTAACTACATCACCTAACGATAGTGCTAATTTCTTTTGACCTTCAGCAGCCTTTTCACCAGACTGCTGAAGTTTTAATTCTTCTGCGGCGCCTTCTTTGACGCCTTTTGCGAACTCGCCTACAAGAGATGTCAGACTCTTTAGAGGGCCTGACATCTTATCGACTAGTTCAACTACTGCTTGTAGGCTCATAATTGTTTCCCTTATCCGTATCTAAGTCGGTTAACAAAGTTCGTGTAACCCATTTCGTCCATTTGTCTTCCATTTGCTGCAATAAAAGTTTGCATTTGTTGAATGGTTTCAATTTCTTTCAACCGATTGTTCACTTTAGAGAGGAACATTACCTGTCTAACGCCTAACTTGTAAATTTCGCTTAGGGACATTCCGCGACTTACTAGTGTTAGCAACATTAATGCATACGGATGTTCCTCAGTTATTTCATCCCCTTGATTGCTGGGAGCACCCGTTTCATAAAAAAACCTATGTTCATCATCAAGAATTCTTGCATGATTGTTACGCCATCTTCAGGAGACATAGTGTCGAAAAATTTGCGCTCTTTGCCAGTATTAAGTGCTAAAGCTTGAATCAAGTTCTCGCCACCATTTCCGATGATATCCATGATACCTTCGACTGAATGTACTGTACCTTGCTGTTGGTGATGTGCGAAAATTGAGCCGACCCCTTTAAGTAAAGAGATGACGATTGGTAATTCGCCGAAACTAAATGGGCGAATCGTAATTGATTCAGAGCCTACAGTGAAAGTTTTTTTAGATTCGAAAAGGACTTCCATTTCGTCTACTTTAGCTGATTCTGCTGGTTTGTTTGATAGTGCTTTCGCGAATACTTCTTCTTCGTTCAACATAATTTGATTCTCCTAATATAAAATATGAAAAGGGACTAAAGCTTTCACACTTTAGTCCCAGTGTGTAATACTATTTACAAATATTACGCAAAGTCTTTGATAGTCATAGTCAAGAACTGTGAAGTACCATCAGTAATTTCCTGTGCTGGAAGCAAAGAACCACCCATTGTGAAACGCGCTGTGTTCGTATTCAACAGAGCCAAAGCTTGTGAAACGTTCATGTATGCGCGATGCAAACGAGTAATAACTGGGGTACCGCTCATGTTCATGTTTTTACCTTCAAACACGATGATGTACTCACGATTCAATGTGTTGGTTACCGCTTCAACAACACCATCAACACCACCATGAGTGTAAGCAACTGTGATAGCTGCACCATCAGTGATACCAGAACCAGTAGGGAAATCGATACGACCAGCAACTGCATCGACAACATAATCAGTACCAGCAGACAATGCACCAATAGACACTGCACTTACATCAGGGTACTTCAAGAAGATTGAACTTCCTTTGTACGCTTTGTGTGACTCAGATGCAATTGTGGCACCAGCAACTGTTGAAGTTGTACCTAACAATGCTTTAGACAAGTTAGCTTTTGAAAAATTCAACACTGTCAATTCGAAATCCATATTGTACTCGATAGCTGAGTGAACAACTTTAACACGAGCACCAGATTGGGATTCATTTACAGTATCGTAAGTTTCAGATTGATTGATGTTGAGTGCTTCAGCATCACCAATTTCAGTGAAACCTGAGGTACGACCAGCAGAGTCACGGGATGCAATCCAGACTTTACCTTGACCTCTAAAATACGTATTTGCCATTTATTTCTCCTTCGAAGGAATTAATTTGTGTAAGAAGCTGACACTAAAAATGAAAGCTCGTATACTAATCTATCGTCAAAAACGTCTACCAATTGGGCGCCCTGGTAAGACCATCTTGTACCGAAATTAGTGCTTTCCTTACCACTGACGCTGCGGGCAACCGCTTCAATGGTAGGTAACTGTGTATTTATTAAATCTGGTTGGTCTTTGTAGCTGACCATTAGTGCTAATGTAAATCTGTATGAGATGTCTTGAACTGGACCATTAAATCGTTCTCCATCAACATTATCACCTTCAAACATTAACCATGCAGCAGGTAGTGGTACAGATGCCATAGATGGGTCAGTTGGACCACCAGCTGCTGCTAAACCTACTCTATTTCCTAAAGCTGGTACTGTTTTAATCTTATCAATAAGATTTTGCGCGAATTCTGCTATCATTCATTTATCCATTTCTTCCAAAGAGACTGCATTGATTTTTCTTCACGAGGACCAGTACCTAAGAAAGGACGAGCGGGCATTCTACTTGTACCATTTTGTAAGTATTGGGCATATTGTTCTCTTGACCTAACAACTACTTTAGGTCCTTGAACTTCATATTCGATACTATCACGAAGTTTACCAGTTCTTAAAAGTAAACCCGTTCCAGCTGTGCCTTCTTTACGTCTTGCTCTAGCTGTAGAAGATGCCCACGGTGCCCACTTATCACCTTCAGGACTGGCTTTTGTTTTCTCGATTCTTTCGCGAGCTAACTGAACCAACGCTTGACCTACTTCGTCTAAGTACTGATTCTTATTTAACCATTTCTGACTTAATGATTGAGTTAGATTTTTATTACCGGTTAATTTCATTATGCTTTAACCTCTGTGCATTGAAATACTTGCACCATTTCATTTGTAGTAATGCTGTTGATTAATAGAATAGTTCCATCTGCGAATACAATATTATCAGTCTGTTTTATTTCATCAGTAGCAGACCAAATACGTACTTCCCATCTATTTGCTTGAGATGCATTCTGTACATTAGTAACTCGAATGTCATCTGCTGAAGAAAGTTTAGTTACTGTAGCAGGTACATTCTTAGCGATTCTAGTACGAGTTTGTTGTAAGCCGTTTGTCGTATCCCACCCAGTAGAATAGATTTCTACCAAATCTGTTGTTCGAATAGCAAGTGGGTCTTCAATACCTCTACCCCAAACTAGTACAAATGTTTCAGAGTCGTCATGTAGAATATCTCCTACTCTTAAATTGAGATAATCTGTGTAAACGATATAGTGCTTAAAACTTTCGCCTTGAGGTGTAGTGAATTTCTCTGTAAGAGTCAATGCAGCATGTTGGTCAAAAATAAAATTTGCTGGACTTAAAGAGTCATTTAAGGCAACTGGTCGAAATACATGGTAATTACGCCCAAGTATTTTTCCAGCTTTCTTGTATGATTTAGATAATTTCTTTTGGATTGATGCTTCGCTCATTTGACTTCCTTTTTAATGCGATACGCGTCTAAGGCTGCTTCTAATTCTAATCCCCATTTTTGGAGAGTCTTAATTGTGATTCTATGTAGCTGAATCACGGTACCATCGTCATCGTCAGGTTTAATGTTGTCTGTGTCAAGAGCAGGACGAGCAATTACTGGTGGCTCTTTTGGAGGAACTTTAACATATATCGGGTCGCAAGCACAACCAACAAGAGCTATTGTCCATACAATACAAATTATTTTTTTGACCATGATAAATCGCCTTTATTGTCTTTTGCCCATTGAACTGCTGCTTTACATTCCTTAGGAACATTTTGTTTCCTAATATTATTTACCTGTTCTGTTAGAATAGCTACAATCTCTAATCGCTTTTGTTCGGACAATGCAAAAGATTTTTCAGCTTCAAGCACAGCTTTTTCATACACTGCTACTTTAGCGTCAAGGTCTTCCTTATCTTCTTCACATTTGGCTAATGAGGTTTGAAGCAGGTTAATTTGCTCTGATTTAGAACTGATTACAGCGCCTGAAGCAATTAGCATTGTAAGGACAATAGCGAGTGCTATTTCTTTCCAATAAGTTATTAGTGCTATCATTTTATTCCTCCGGTGTTTTTGCTGCGCCACGCTCTTCATAATTTTCATTATTGCGCGAAAAGTTTTGTGGTCTATAAGGTTGTTGGTGAGAATAGTTATTTGAGTCTTTATTGCTAAATTTAGCTTGAATGACTTTATTGAAGCCGTCAACACCTGCTACATACGCAAGATAAATGGCAAAAATGTCCCAATTGATTCCTGTAGTGAGTGTCAATTTGATAACTATCCATGTAGCACAGACACCACCCACTACCTGAAGAATCTTTGATGTTGACAATTTACCATTGTGAGCAACAAGGTCCAAGAAGGAAACATCCTGCTTAGAATCTCTGCTAACAGCTATTAGGTAACCTGCCAAAATACAGATGAATCCTAATATTGAAATATGCCAAATACTCATCTTGACCATACTCCTAATTCTACTTCTGTCGTCCACAGTCCATGACAAATATATGAAGCGTGGACGTGAATTTTATTTCCAGTTGGTTGAATAGCCCATAGTCCTAAGTTTTGATAACCCACTGGGTGTTTAACAGAACCGATGCCATCGTCAATCATCCATATTGAACCTTTCTTAGGAAGACCTGTGCCATTATCAACCAAAACACGTAAGTCATTTAGAGAGCAATTCCTAACTAGATTTCCCTTAGTCTGGAAAATCATTTTGTCTTTATCTTGACTTACCATTTCGATAGTAAAGTCTTTAATTACAGGGAAATATTTCCCGTCGACCCATGGTCCGAATGTGAACACGAATACAAATAGAACCAGCATGATTCCAAAGTTTATAATTGTAGTCACAGATGATTTTATCTGCTTACTTAGCATCAGCGGTTCTCCTATTAGTAATAAGTTTTTCGAGAGTTTTGTTTCTCTCACGTTCTCTTTCGAGGCAATTGTCATTTTGTTCCGTTAACTGTTCTATTTGGTTCTTCATCTGTTCAAATAACGCAGCATTCTTTTCATCAGCGCGTCTAATAAGTACAGAGAAAATCCAACCTAATGCAGTAATAAGGACACCACCTGTACCGCCCATCAACAAGTAAGGACTAGACATTACTTGTACAAAAATCGCTTGTCTGTTTTCGTATGTGTAGTATATAAACACAAACCCAATACCGAGACTTAAAATTAGTAGTACTCTAGGATATGAAATTTCCTTTAGCAGTGTTCCCACCGCATTTAGTATTTTTAATAGTGTTTCCAAGGTTATTCCTCATGTTATTATCCAGTTAGAGCCATCCCACCTTTTGAGCGGTTTGACTGTCCAATTAGCACCATCCCAAACTTTGAGCGGTTTCTTTTCGAAGGAATAGCCCATCCAGACTTTTAATCCTTGAGGAGTAAGTATAAGCACAGGACCCCAACTAGAGCCCCATGCATTACCCCAAGCTTTTGACCAAGAAGACGTCATCACTGAGGTCCCCAAGGGTCAGATTCAGTTCCTGTTCCCTTAACTAATAATGCATTAACCGCTTCAATGTTTGCGTCGACTTTACCTGGTAAAGTAAAAGTGAGACCAGCAATTTTAGCCATTTCCATAGCGAGTTCTTCTCTAACAGCTGCTGCAATCTCCTCAGCAGACGGACCACTTGAGCCCGAAGTTGCGATACCTTGAGCCTGCACTGGTACTGTAAATTGGATTGATACATTAAAGTTCCCTATAGTTCGAACAACTGGGACTCCACCTCCGAGAACAGAAATATTACCCGTGATAATAAGGGTCTGTTCCTGTTCCATAGGGCGTAATCTCCAACCATTCATTAGAAAGAAGTATGATGCAACGTACAAATCATTTCCAAGTGGGTCTCCACCTATAACTGAAAAGGCTTGAGGCCACTTGGAATTATCTGAGATTTGCACCCACTCTTTCCATCTCGAGTAGACTTCCTTAACTTCTACGTTTGTAGAGTCAAGTATAATCCGCTTATTGATTGGGTCGAATGTGAGTGCCATTTCTTTCCTCTATTATACAGGGTTGCTGTAGTTACGTTCTTGAGCTGGTGATAACAAGATTGACTGTCCTTGTGCACGAGCGATAGATGTTTCAACTTCAACATACTGTCCACCTATAAGTCCAATACCGAGTGCTCTAACTGCTGGCGTTGTTCCAGGAGTGCGACCACCCTGTGTATTTGTATCATACGCAAATGAGAATGCAACTGGAGAACCAGCGTATGTACCAGTGATAGGAACACCATCTTTATCATTTACAATAATCGCATTGTCCGTTCCAAAATTACCAGAAGGAGTTGTCTCAAAGAACAACCAGTATTTAAAGTCACCCGAGCCTGCATTAGCACCAAAAGAAATAGTACCAGCTGCAACGAATGGGTAAAGACGCTTAACACCGTTTTTGTCATACAATTCAACAGCATTCAAGAAGTTAGAATTCAAATTGTCAATTGCAAGACCGATTGCACCTACTAATGTATCACCAACAAATGATGTAAGAGCATCAGCAGTAGCACCAGTAACTGTGCCAGCTCCAGAGTCAATGTCTGAGTTCTGACGTAGCAAGTATTGAAGCTTCTCATAGATTTGCTGAGTAGTCGCAGTTCCAGCAGAGTCAGTTACGATGATACGGAATGGTTCAGTTCCACCACCATCAATGTCCCTCAATTGGTCTGTTGTAAAGTACTCAACAGAGATATTAGTCCAAGGAGCAGTCGTTGAAATAGTTGCATCATCTGTACTAATCTTCAAGTCTGTCGTGTTAGACAATGGGAAACGGTACGTGATGTATGATAATGCTACAGCACCAATTGCGGTGTTGTTAGACTGCGAAAATGTTTTACCTTGTTCACGTACATAGATAGTAAACGTATCTCCACCATCTGTGTAGTCAAAATTTCCATTTGACGTATCACCGTAAATTTGTACTGCCTGATTTACTGGACCAGCGTATGCAAATGTTGCTTTAGAACCAGTATTCCAACGGAAATAAGGTTGGTCAGCGCCACCAATTGAACCTAAGGATACGACACCCATGTACTTACGCAATACTGTACCAGATGAGTTCTTTTCAGCCCATCCAGCTGTGCGAATAAGATTACGTGTCGTGTCATCTTTTGGCTTCCATCCAGATACAAATTCAAACTGTTCTGGTGTGATAGCTTCCATAGGGAATGGATACTTAATGAATGTTGCTGATGTCTTCCATTGTTCTTTTAGCCATGAATACAATGCCTGTCCAGATACACCGCCAGTAGAACCAGCATTAGTGACAGAGCCTGTAGTCTTAATTTCAATTGTCTTTGCAGTAGTGTCAATAACAATGTCAGTTGTTAGTACAAGGTTGTCTGGGTCGATTATAATTGCCATTTTTACTCCTCTAATTCAATCTGATAATTCGGGTTGGAAAGTAGTACATTTTTATTGTCAAGACGGTTAATTGACTGTACTACGAATTCGAAATCCCCAAGCATTACAGATTGACCTTTGCTTGGGAGTACTTCTATATTTACATTTAAATTACGACCGTCGGTGCTTTTTACAATTTTCATTTTAACTCCTTATACTGGGTTAACATAGTTTCTATCAACTACTTGCTGGATTAAGATACTGTCATCAACCGCCTTAAAAGTATAAGGTAAGTATATCGGTTGGTAGCCCATAGCAAATATAGCTATGTAACCGTTCTGTCCAGCATTATCGTGTGTAATACTAAATGTAGAACCTGATGTAGATTCAACACCGCCAATCTCAACAGAAGTTGCAGGGTCTGTCCCAGTATAGATTCTTACTTCTGAACCAGTAACAAGATTCGTAAATCCTAAATTTACCGTGTCTAATGGATACAGATTGTCAGTTTGAGCTGTAGATGTTGATACAGTGGCTATTTTAATAGTATAAAGAGCATTTGTGGTAGAAGCTGTAGCGCAAACAATTTTAATTTTTAACTTGAATCCTATAGAAGCATCAACACTTTCTGAAGATAAATTTGAAGCATTTAATGTTTTCCAAGTACCATTCCAACCACTTCCTACATCTATTTGATACGTATATGTTAGATTACCAGTGTTCGTTCCAGATAGAGTTGGTGCTGTATTTGCTAATGCGGTGTGGCCTTTAGTAAAATATGGCATCTCAATAGTGTACGTGTCATTTATTGACTTCATGCGTATATATCCATCACCAGACAAACCAGATGATGCAGCAAGAGATGTTGTCACATAAGGAGCGGTTTTTGACGATACATCATTAAAGAACAAGTAAACAAATCCCGCAGTGCTAGACGTAAATGAATCTAACCAATGAGAGCCTAGAGTATTAGCATGTGTAGTTGCTGCCGATGTAATACCACAAGCTCTTACTGTCAAATCAGTACCATTTACAGTACCTGTACTATTCATAGTACCGTATACATGTTCCATTAGCACGTCAGTCGTAGCGTAATCTGATATGCTAGCTATACCATTACGTGTACCATTCAAATATACTCTTTGGACTTTTATGTTACTATCATTTGCTATTGATGTTAGTACTACCAAAGGATAATTTGCAGAGTTAGTATTTGTTACTAATGGAGAAGCACGGGTGCCAATATTTCTAACTCGTATATTGTTTGAACCACCAGATGTAGATACAATAGAACCGTAATTAGCGCAATTAGAAATTTCACCATTATTACCAAATGTCAATCCATTTATTAAAATGTTTGAACTTGTTGATATGTCAAATAACTGCCCGCTAGTACCTGTTGTCATGTCACCATTCGTTCTATCAATATAATCTACTGAATTTAATTCTAATCCATTACATACTGAAAGTCCAATTCTTCCTCCCCAAAACTTACAATTATTAACTACACCAGAAGTATTATCAAATACAGCAGCACTCGTAGATGAGGTTGCTTTGCTGAAGACCAAACAGAATTTATTATTTGACACAGAAATATTTGTAGCGTAGGATGGAGAGAAACAGGTAGTATTACCAGTAGCCACAAACACTGAGTCTGTACATGTGAATCCTTTTTTAACGTTAGATAATGCTAAGACATTCTGTAATAGAGTTGTCACAGCAGACACTGCAATTCTTGTTAGCGTTATAGGTTGTTTTGCCCCAGTAAAAGACAGTCGCGAATCAAATATACTGTCTGTTAAATTAACAACTCCTGGTGTAGTAGCAGCAACATACTGGTCAGACATTATCTTTGACGCATTATATGAGCCGCCATTTGTGAAAGAGAATTGTGGTCTTACTGAATTTGTGGCAGATGGTGCTGCGTTTGATGCGCGAGCAGCTGTAGTACATTGCCTGAACATTACGTTAGGTATTCTGATTTTGCATCCAGATGCTGGTAAATAGCCAATATTACTTGTTCCATCACTGCCTATGCGCACTTGTCCACTTCCAAGATTTTGAACAAATTTTGCGCGTGCATCTGTAGCAAGAGCATTTGTGGCCCATCCAGTTGCATTTAAAGCCGGATACCATTCATAGACATCTGACCCTGGCGATGTCTCTACTTGAATACCCAGTAAAGTAGTACCTGCGCCACCACCATTTGTAGGAGCCTGAAGTATTTGTCCTCTTGAACCAGAAGCATTGTCTAGATAGAACCATTCTCCATATGCCTCGAACCCACTACCGAGTGCGGAATTAGTGAAGTATGTACTTTGGTCTAATACTATTTCCATCCAACCAGTTACGTCTGTAGATGTTGCATTAGCGCTAATACCGGTCAATGCGCCTACAGAGAATGCTCCGCCGGAGACTTCACGAAATTTTAAATATCCTGTCGCCGGCATAGCACCACCAACTGCAATAGGAGCGCTAACATAATCAGCCCATACACCTAAAAGATATCCAGACACTCCACCTTGTGTAATAGTTGTGCCAATTGCTGGAACTGTCCCAGAACCTGTGTCGAATGGCATCCATCTTACATTTCTTCCTTCAACAAAAAAACCTCCACCTAAAGATGCTGAAATAGTTGTGGCACCTAAAGAACCGGTCATAGATGCAGGCGAATTGGCGTGCCATCTAGTATCTGTGCGAATTGTAAGTTTAGCTCCGTTAATTGTCCAAGTTTCACCAGCGGTACGAGCAGTTCCGCCATCTAAAAACGTATCTACGGTTATTGTTGCCATGTTTTATCCTTAATTTGTGTCAACCCACAATTCACCAATCTTTGGAGATGGTGGAGGAGTTGTTCCTACTGTTATCTTTGTATATGGGACCCATTGAACGTCGAATGATGTTGATGAACGTTTGGCTAATATCTCTCCTTCAAGACCATTAGCCGGGATACCTGGCTCTGAATCTGTTAGCAATTCAAGAGTCTCATCCTCAACAATTATTTCTACATCATCTTCGACAGTTAATTCTAGCCCATCATCCACAAACACTAATTCGGTAGCACCTTCAAATGCTAACTCTAAATCGTTTTCTTCGATGATAATTTCTAGAATATCGCTCATTATGCTTCTACCACTAAGTTACCTGAGATTAATGTTTGCACTGTTGTATCTGAATATACGCAAATAACTTCAATAGGCCAAACGCCTGGAGGAAGAGCTGCTGTTTGCATACTAGACAGTTCAAATTTGAATTGACCAGCGGTTGCATTTGTAATAACACATGTTAACGCGACTACGCCGGTGCTCGCTGAAACAGTACCCGTAATTGTAGCTCCAGTTAAATCAATCGGAGCTTTTGATTCTTTGTGCCTAAAGGTAGTATTCTTACGAAATGTATCTCCTTTGATTACGCTGAAATTTGCTTTTGCTGACATATTATTAGTCCTTTAAATTGTTGTGGTGCCTACTTCGTCAATCTCTACCGTGACCAATGGACCAGTAATGCCGCCTAAATCTGTAGCACCATTCTTACCGAAATTTCCTACATCATCATGGTCTCCAGGAAATACATTTGCTGACAGTACTAAAAATTCTGTCCAATAGTTAGGTGCATTCAAGTATTCAGTTTGACGTGATGTTGCATACGCTGGAGACATATTAGAAATTCTCGGTCTAATAACAACATCGTCAACTACAGGAGTCATTGTCGGGTCATATTCGCCAACTTGAGTACCGAATGTATTTAACATACTCTGAGGTTGTTCATATTGATTGGTGACCTTGTACATCAACTTAGTGTCATCAGTAGCGAGTGGTACTTGTTCTCCGCCTATTTTCTGATATAACGATGGTTTTTTGATTGTGATTTTGATATTCTTCATTCTGGTGTAATTGCCAGTAATGCGAAATGCAATATAGCGCTGCATAGGTTGAGTAACAAACGTCTCTGGTGTCCCAAATAACGGACGTTGAATATCATAGCCGTAATAGACGACATTAGGGTCAGTAATAGATTTAAGAGACAAGTCTGAAACCGGCGTACGATTTAAAGAAATTGTATCCAAATTATCAGTAGATGGTCCCCAGAATTCATACGCTGTAACTGCTATAGCCATTATAGCACCATAATTCCGTTACCACCAGACTCGATAGTAACTCCAGGGCCTATTGCTTCGATTAAGTCTTCGACATGGTCAGGGAATGACTTAGCATTTGGACCAATTTTGTATTTGATAGGACCAATTTCTACAGAATCCATATTGTCAATCTCAAATTTGCCAGCAAGACGGTCATCTTCTGTAAGATTCCAAATTGCTAATTCGCAAACAGCAGCTTTGAGTTGTTTAGGGATACCATCTACGAAATATCCATCATAATCATATATTGCTAGACGAGGCCACGCAAGATTTTGGTCTTTCGTTTCTCTTCGAGATGCCCACTGTTCTTGGTCTATTTCACGCGTAGCAGATACAAGAGATGCTTTTTGCTTCTCTGAATCAAATGCTAGCCATGTTGATGCTTGAAGGTGTGCTTCAAGATAAGTGTTTGCTTCTGCTAAAGTTACATAGCTATTTGCGTCTGATGCTTTAGGTGTTGCGTTAATTGTAATAGTCATTTTCAATGCTCCTTAATAACGTTATATTTACATATTATCTGCAATATCACGTTCGACAGAAACTAAAAAGGGGAACCCTTTTAATGGCTCCCCTTAATATTACTTAAACTGAATTAAGCTGCGTTTGCACCAACTGAAGAGCTAGTAACACCAACGAATGCTGCATCAGTATCGATGATACCATACTTAGCAACTGTGTACCAACCGACATTTGCGAAACGACCAAGTGCATCGAATGGACCTGTTACGCGGATAGACATGTCTTGTGAAACAGCTTTACCAAGAGCATTTGAACCCAAGAACAAACCACGGTATGCATCAACAGTACCAGCGCCAGATTGGTCACCAAATACGATGTTGTTGTCGCGCAAGATACGGAAGCCTTTAAACATACCGACTTCGTTCATCAAAGCTTCACCAGGCAAAGCGTACTTAGTTACATCAACCCATGAACCAGCGTCTGTAGAAGCACGCAAATCGTGAATTTGGTCATCATGCAAAACAGCTACATAAGTACCGTTAATCATTGGAACACTGTTACGTGCCAATTTGTTGTACATCTTGTTCAAGAACGATGCCGACATAACGTCACCAGCAGCAAGAGCGGCTTCAGAACCCGCACCAGCAAAGATTTCATTACCATTGTTCAATGCCAAGATAGCAAGCTTGTCCATAGTTTGACCAGCGTTGATACCTACGATTTGAGCAGCAGCCAAGTCCGCTTTACCACCAGATTGTAGAGAAGCAAGGTTAGTAGTAGTAACTACATTACCGTATTCTGCTGGAGTAAGCAAGATTTGTGTGTCTGACATTGCAGAACGAGTTACATCTTCGTCTTCTGTCAAAGGTGTAGTAGCAAGTGCAAGACGTGCATACTTTGTTAATTGAATGGACTTAGCACCGATGCTAACGTTGGTTTGTGCCAACTGGTCCATAACGTTGTTTTGTCCGTTTGCAATCAAGAAAGATTGTTCGAACGCAAGTACTAAACTGTCGTCTAATTGAGTAGTACCGGTCATATTAGCTACGAATGGCATATTTGTTGCTCCTTAAAGGGGTTAGATTTTACCGTATTTCTTCATAACAGCATTAATTTCATTTTGCGATTTTGCCGCCCGCATCTCTGTTTCAAAACCGCCTTGTGGATTACCATCTGAAGGTCTTTTAACAGGGGGAAGATTAGTACCTTCGCCTACGCCAAATAAAATTGGGTCTGTCTTTTTCAATTCTTCAATCTGAGCTTGAATTGTTTCAAGTTTGACATTAAAGTCTGCACCATCAACTTCAACCTTAGATTTGTCGATTAGCTTAGATACAGTATCCACTGACCTAGCACCAGCCTTAGTTAAAACATCTTTTAATGCTGATTCGACTGCTTTATTCTTTAATCCAGTTTTCAAAGCTTCTTTTTCTGCTTGAGCAGCTTCATAAAGCTCTTTAAACTTTCCTTGCTCTGTTAACAGAGTCTGTTCACGCTGCGTTTGCTCATCTTCGAAAGTACGTAGTTTTGCATTGGCTTTATCTCGAGTCTGAATAACTTCTTTGTTGATACCTTTTAGGTTTTCAATAAGAGCCATTGCTTCTTCAAGAGTTTTTGGACCATCTACATTTGTATTTTGAGATTGAGACTCTGCTGCTGTGGTTTTGCCATCCGGCTGAACTGTTTCGGTGGTCATCCGACCCTCCTTAAGTGAATTGATATGTTATATAGAGCTAAGTAATTAGCAAACTTATTTATAGTTTTCCCCTGACTACTCACTATTAGGTTCATAATCAGGAACTTCTATACTTACAGTGACTTGTCCTTTAGGCTTTCTACCCAAATACCCTCTTATTATAGACGGTAAACGATTAATAGCTTTTTCTAGACACCCATCTGGCGCTTGCTCTGACCATCCGTCTTCCAAGAAAGACGCATATTCTGAAGGATTAGATATTTCAAAAATGTCGTCAGATAATTGGACAATTTCCCAAGCGCTTTGGAAAGCCCCAGTATCAACAGGAGAATAAGCAACACACAAATCATACACATCAAAGCAAATAGACTCCCAAATATCAGGAGTAATTTCATAGGGATTGCTATTGATGAGCGTAGCATTGATTGAAGGCATTTCATCTTTCCATTTCTTCCATAATTTCCCTACGATTCAGCTTTTTCTTACATCGCTGTTTCGTAGGTTTCTTTACATCTATAACTACATCTTCGTCAAATCCCCTAGGTTTTAATTTAGGGGCTTTAGTTTTAATGAAATAGCTATTTGAATATGTCATTTTATAAGACTCTCACCGTTGTATTTCTTGCTGTGGCTGTTGGATTAAGTGTATTTAAAGAATCTATTTCCGCTACTTTTGCGATTGCTTCTTCTCTACTAAGTCCTTTCGTCTCCATGAAATAGTCTATACGAGATGCGCGACCTTCAGAGATTCTACGTGACCATACTTCCTCCTGTGCTTTATCATCTACTGGTAAAGAAGGTACTCCGAAAGTTACATACAAAATACCATCTAAAGGAAGATTAATTCCTGGGATTGTTGCCGTAACGAATGTCATTACTTTATATAATCTAGCAAATCCCGCTTGGAACATTTTCTGACGCTGTCTACGCAATTCGAGATTAGGCATTTCTTCTACAACTAATTGGAATCCAGATGTAGCAGCTGCATCACCAGATGATTCTAGTCGTACAGACCAGTCACCTGCAAAATCTTTTACCCATTGACTGAATATATCTTCAATTGGTGTAAGGTTAACGTCTGGTCCTTTATATTCAACGTAAGGAGAAGAGCCTGGAGGAGCATCTACTTGTACGATTCTGCCAGGGCCACCGACAGTTGCAGGTGATGCAGGTACTTGACGAGGAACACCTGTCTGTGGGTCAACATAAGTCTCAGTTGTATTTGAAGAACCGGATATGTCGGCATTTGTGAACAATGTCTTCACTTTAGACCATGCAGCTGAATATTCAGAATCCATGATGTGAAGATTATACATCTCGTTCAAACCAATTAAATCAGTAGGAGCAGTATTCCACAAACCATAACGTGGGGTATTTGTATCATGGAAAGGAGCAACAGGAATAATACCATAAGGATTAGGATATTGCGCTTTAACGGACAACTGCTTCGTCTTTTCGTCATATTCATAGTCTGTTATTGTTTCCATATCGAAGTGCCTAAAGTCATCTAAGTCTTCAGTGTCTTCACCAGTAATCATGAGCAAATCTGTTACCATGCGAGTGTTAGGGTCAACAGCAATTGCGCAATTGCCACGATGCAAAGCGTCAAATATTGGTTTATTATTGATAGGGTCCCATTGAATCAAGACAAGACCAGACTTGAGCATACGTACTTGATTGTCGAAGTTTGTAAAGAATTCAATCCAATCAGCACTATCCATAAGGTCAAGGAATGTTTGCGAAGCTTGTTGATTAACAGCACCATCTGTCCATACTTCTAACAAAGGTTGATTGCCAGAGAATAGTAAGCCGGACTTATCTACAATAGCTTTTGTGATATTACGAGTACGAGGCTGTAGACCTTTTTCGCGCCAATTCTTTCTAAAGTTTGTAGGATTAGACAACGCTTTGATTAACTCTTCAGGCTGTTTGCCATCGTAGTAATTGATTGCTTTACGAGCAAACATTGCGTCTGGTTCACCTAATGCCTTGATTAGTTTTTCAATGATTTTGTTCATTTATAATGTCCTTAAAGTGGTTCTACCCTGTACAGGGAAAGCGTAATGAATATAGTAACCGCCGGCATCTAATGGATGGTCAACATTATTCGATTTGTCAGGTTCGCCCTTTATCCAAGCTTGCCGTTCAAGAGATTTAGTGTATTGTTTGCACGTATGTGTATTTACTTTATATCTTCGTTCTCCGTTACTATTACAGAACATAGCATTCATACTGTTGATGCGGTCACCTACGGCAGGATTGGCGCCATTTACCATTAGTTTGAAACCGAATTCGCGAAGAATTGCATGTGATGTGTCTATACCAGCAGCATTTCTGTTCTTACCAGATGCATCGGGATAAACGTAAATCGATGTGTTAGGATATTTGCGGACTATCTCCCTACACATTGCTCTTGTATCTTTTAGTCCGCAAATCTCATCGACAGCATAAGGAGCACCATCTTTACTAATATGAACTATTGCTGCCATATTGTCAACGTTAAAGTCCATACCAATATGTAGGGGTGCTCCACGAGGATTGTCTGCTACAGTGTAGTTAGTATGATTTTCGAATCTGTCAAAATCTTGGTAAACGATTGAAGTGTATATGTTTGCAAATTGCCCATTAATGTAGGCAGAGTGCTTTGACTTAGGAATGTTAGCAAGACGTGATGCGATATAATTCTTAGGAAGCAAGAAGTTATCGGTCATCTTCACATGCCAAATCTTTGTCATCTCAGACGCCTCTTCTACAAATCGTCTATGCATGAAAGCAAAACCTTCTGGGGTACTTACCGCAAATTGAATGGCATTAGGAGCTTCTGACAAACGATTACCTAATTCTGTGAAAGCATTATATCCAATCTCAGCATTGCGGCATAAGTCTGCTTCGTCCATTCCACCCCAAGCAAGAGACATACCATTCATACGAGTGTAGTTCTCAGCTGAAACATTTAACCAAATACGTGACATCTTTTTACCAATTTTGAATTCAATGTAGTCTACATAATTGTTGTTCAACCGTTCAGCATCATATTCTAAGCCAGTCGTAGGCAATATGCGCTTTAAGATAGGAACTATATTTCGTTGATTCATACCAGCAATTGGACTAATGATGACACCATGTTCACCAGGAAATACTTCAGTAGCGCAACGAAGAGCTTTCCACGTTAATGCTTCTGACTTCCCAGAGCGGTACCCACCAACAAATCCTTGTATAGGCGTTTTGTCGTCCATGACAAATTCGACTTGATGAGGCATAAGTCTAGGCCGTAATTGAAGTATTTTACTCATTATTCTTCGTCAGGTCTTTCAATTATGATTGGTTGTGACTCGACTTTGTCATAGGCAATTGCACCTTCATGGACAATAGTTTGTTTGGAGCCCATACCTTCATATTTCTTAGCGTGTAGTTCGATTGCTTTTAGGAGTGTATTAACAGGAATGTCAGAGCGGGCAAATTGACCAGGCTCTAAAGAGGCGAAATCGTCAAGGATTCTATTGAGTAGCATTCGAGGTTTTTGCATTGCAGAATTCTTTCCTTCACGGAAAGCTTCGCCATGTAGTGCTTCTAGGGTTTGACTAGTAACATTAAAGTACTTACAAATTTCCTCGAAAGTGTAGTAATGTCGCGCTAAATCACATACAGACTCATCTGTCATAGCTTTAGGCTTATAGGTACTCTGATTGGCAACTTTTACAGTAGTTCTCAAGTCTTTAGGTGTTTCATCTTTCATTGGCTTTTCCTCTCCAGGATTAGTTTAGACGCAATCCAGCATCTGATAGGTATATTTATAAAATCCTAGGCGAGAAAAAGGAGAGTGAATTTTCACTCTCCTTATGGATTTAGTACGTAACCTATTATCCGTTACCGTTACCATTTCCATTGTTACCGTTACCACAACCGCAGCAACAAGCCAAGCGAGCACGTAATTCATCAATAGTAGTATGATTCATCAAGTCACGTGTTTTTTGGTTTTCAGCAGCTATTAACATATTTGTATTAGCTGATGTTGTAGCAATTGCCATTTGCGTTTGGTTATGCTCTTTTAGATTTCCAATGGTGATTAGAAAATCGCGATGAACTCCGCTAATAAACTGCGCAGTATTTTGAGCAACAACTCTGTCACTTTCAACTCCTACTCTATCAGCCACATTCCACCCTGTTGACTTTACATTATCATTAATGTGACAAGCATCTTCAGCTGTTTCGTGTCTCATATCTGCTACATCACGATGAACTTGAGACAAATCCATGAAGCCAGCTGTACCTCCGGTAATTACATCTGCCATAATACACCTCCTTTAAGTTATGTCAGAAGTCTTCTGACTGCTTATTTAGGAGCATAGTGTTAGAAGAAGTATGCAAAAGTACTGTATTGGTACCGTTTATATTCAGGAAGTCAACAAAGCCGTTAACTAAAGCAGATGGATTAGGACAAAGGGGTATTAATAAAGGTGCTTTGAATTTCTTCTTATAATGATGTCCAGTTGTTAAATTAAAACGTCGTAGCCATTTAACAGTTTCAGCGTGTCCTGATTTATTGACTACACTCAGGATGAAGAAGTCATGATTGGGGTATTGTATGGACAATGCGGTGATGTTTGGATGAGTAGATTGAAGGACATGGACGGGAATTCCATTTTTGAATATACCGATTACTAAGATAGGATTAGTCATCATATTACTCCATCTAGATTTGTAATATTATTTAAGTGAATATTTCTTTTTGTCCATCAAGTGGTACTCTTTTGCGTGAAAAGTTCTTAGTGCTTTGAGTAGTTGCTGAGTGAGACTGTTATGAAGCAATGGTTTTTACTTCTATTTGAAGCGAAGGAATTTTTGTATTGTATGGACAATGCGAATATCCGGAGCAAAAAGAAGCCCTAAATTAATAGGGCTAAAGAGTTGTCATGTCAAACAACTCGGAGATTACAACAAAAACTATTAAGTCTGTATTTATTATGGCTATTAATCTTATTTGTTTTTCTTTTTGCGATTGTCTACACCACGTACTTCTAAACACATGTTCAGGAAATTGATTGCATCTTGTGGATTTTCTGTGACTTTATCTAATAAAGCTTGAATTGATGCTCTTGAAAGGGCGAACCGAGTATATCCGTCTGCTGCTGTCGTACATTTACAGTAATCTGCTAATAATTTTACATTGTCCATACAATACACCTTTTACATTGTCCATACAATACGCACAGGTAGTTTTTGTTATTAACTACCTGTGCTACACCTGTCTTACTTCACATGCCAAAGAATAGGTGCATATTTTAATGCTCTTTCGTAATCAGCCATTGTTTCAAGATGTGGTGTAATTTCTTCATAAAATCCGCGAAAATCACCAATAACTTCTTTCCCAAACTCATTAGATATATCCCAAACATTCAGCATGTGTTCATCAACATAGACAATTGCTGCTGTGTCTGTCAATTTTACTTTAAGGTGGCGATTTTCAATAATAATTCTTGATTTTGACATTTGATTCTCCTAGTATAATGGTTTTGTTGCTGCTTTGTATTTTAAGACTAATTCTTTGGCTTTAAGTCTGATAGCTTGTTCGCTTAATTTAAGCTGTTTTTCTAATTCTTTTACTTGATTTACCCTTACTTTTTGTTCTTTAGCAAGTCTGTCAGCTTGTTTCCTTTGTTGTTCTGTTGTAATTTCACCAGATTCACGTTGGTCAACATATTTTCTATTTTCTTGAATTTTAAGTTGAGTATATTTTTGATGCTTTAAAATAACTGCGTCATAAGTCTTTTTGCATTGCTCATTGTAATCAGCTAATTTTCTGTATTCTTTATCTAATTCATAAAATGCAACTGTTACTTTTTGAGAATATCTTTCAAAGAAAGCTTTATTGTAAAGCTGCTTAGGTTGATAAGTGCTAAGAATTCTTTCTTCTTCAGCTTTCAGTTCTTCTGGAGTAGAATCCGGCATTGACTTCAGAATTTCCATATAGAATGAATCTACTCCATATTTTTCAACATCATTCTTAAGAGTCAAATTACCAAAGTAAACATTGCTACAACCAAATTTCCAGTAATTTTTTAACCAATAATGATGAACTGCTCTTCTTAAGTCTGGTCTTTTTGAAGAGCCAATATACATCCGGTTTGTTTTACGATTAATAATTGCGTATACAGAAGGAGTTTGAATATATTTCCACCCATTCATAATAGATTTAGGACTAATAGTCATTCCCATCTCAGCAATACCGTATTCATTTTTAACTCTAACTTCTTTCCATCCGGTCATTTTCTTTAATCTGTATCTATTAGAAATAGTGTTTTCTAATCCAGCTTTTTCGAGAGCAGCTTTTAGCATTAATCTACCGTTATCATCTGTCTTTAATCGTTTGTACGCTGTACAAAATTGTTTGTCAATAGTTTTAGTTGTCATAATTATTATCCTCTTTTTGGTAAGTCGTATCCGTATGTCACGTAATCGTATTCATCTACAAAAGTTCCTGCTACTTGAGTTCTAGACTTCCAAACTCTAAAAGCTGTGCTCCTATTCATGTAAGATTCCCATCTACGTTCTTGACCCGGAGTCAAGTTATTTGGCATTGTGTTTTTTGATTTCTTATCCATCTTTTTCATTTCATTCACCTGTTAAAAGTTTAGTTTTAATTTTCTTTTCTGCTCGTTCAGCAGCTCTTTTCATTACATAATCATTCATTTCATCTTTACGTTTGCATTTAATCGCAGCCATTCTTTTTGTTTTCTGTACATCCATTACTTTAGAGAATACAGATTCGTTGTCTGTAATGATACAATCAATAGCAGATTCATAAAGTTCTTTAAAGATTTTCGGGTGTTTTCTTTTTAACTCAACAGAAATTAATTTTGCTAATTTTCTATCGAAACCTTCTTTAGTTGTAACTTTATAATAAGTCTTTTTCATTTTATTTGAATCCTTTCTGTTCGTTCTTTTCAATTCTGCGATTTGTTTCTTTTATAAAATTACCAACAAAAACTAACCAATCATTTTTTAGCTTTATGTATTCTTTAGTCGCATCCCAAGTATTATTTTCGACTTGTTTTCTATGTTCAAATGAAACTTTTTTAGCTTCTTCTTCTGAATCTAATTCAAGAACAATACCGAAAGGTATAAATGAAGTCTTAACGTAGTTGTGATTAACAAGACACGCAATCACATAGTATTTTTCAGGCTTCATAAAAGGTGTTAGAATTTGCCATTGTGAAAAATAATTATTGTGCCTTCTTCCATTGACATAACTGAAATTAGAACCATGATGTTGAATGACTAAGAGAGTAACTCCTCCTGTCTTTTCGTAAAAATCCATAATAATCTCCTTATTTTTGTAAGTTACTGTATGTAACATTTTTATTTATATGGAATGTAACCTGACGTAACAATCAGATAAGGTAAATATAGAATTATACCGGATAAGGAACAATATGACTTATAACTTCAGAAGTAAATTTGAGCAGAACTTTTACAAGAGATTGCCTAAAGAATCAGTCACGTATGAATCAGAAGTTCTGAAGTACATTGTTCCTGAAACTCCTCACAAATACACACCTGACTTCCACATCCCAAATACAAACATTTACCTTGAATTAAAAGGCAGATTGACCGCAGCTGACAGGAAGAAAATGTTGCTAGTATTAGAGCAGCATGCTGATAAGCGCATCATTATGGTATTTCAGAACGCAAAACTGCCCATAGTCAAAGGAAGTAAAACAACCTATGCTCTATGGGCAGAAAAGAACGGGGTTGAATGGATGACCCCGTTAGATGCTGAAGAATTAATTAAACGAAACTTGTAGCGCTTAATAGAGATAATCTATTGTTTGCAGTTGCTACATATCTACGAACATATACTGTAGATGAGCTTCCATTAAATGACGGATTTCCAAAAAATGTAAATGAGTTTGACGTAGGGGTGCCAACCGCAGAAGTAAAATTCATAATAACAGTGTAAATTGTTCCTATTACTAAACCTGTTCCAGTGATATTTAGAGTTACCGTGGCGGCTGAAGCTAAATTATTAGCAGAGATAACGTAAGTAGTAGACTCAGAACCATTTACATTAAATGTAGAAGTCACACCACCTGTATTAAGCGTCTCAGGTAATACAGCTTGAGTAGCTGTATATGTATTTGGTTGATTCAATACTGCAGTATTTACTATGCTAGATAAGAATCCACCTGCATCAACAGTCATAGTAACATTATCTGGCTTCATAATGCCACGTGTAGTTGATGTAGCTATAGGAGCATACAATTGCCCACTTCCATTAATTTTTATAGTTGCATTATCCGGTTTAATTGTACCGTATGCGCTTATAGTAGCTATTGGGTAAATTGCACTTAACAATCCACCAGATGCAGTTGTAGTAATACCATCCGGTTTAACAATACCATACTTAGTTGTTGTTGCTTTAACTGCAGATAAAACACCACCAGATGCAGATACTGTAACATTATCCGGCTTTACTATACCAAAAGCGCTAGATGATGCTGCAGGTACAGATAAAACACCAGATGCATTGACTGTCATAGTAGTATTATCTGGTCTAACTACACCGACTGTTGAGGAAGTAGCTGTAACATAATTTGCCTTAAGAACGCCACCAGTAATAGTTATAGTGATATTGTCCGGCTTTGATAAACCGTATATAGTTGCAGATGCTGTCGGGACGGACAATATGCCACTAGAAATAGTAATAGATGTATTGTCCGGTTTAACAGCTCCAAGTGATGAACTTGTTGCTGTAGGAATAACAGCCTTAAGTAATCCACTATCAATAATAATTGTGCTATTATCTGGTTTTACTAAACCGTAATTTGTTACAGTAGCATTTACACCTGACAATACCCCACCAGCACCAACTGTAATGGTTGTGTTGTCCGGTTGAACCCAACCAGCACTAGAAGCAGTCGCAAGTGTAGAAGTCGCAGATAAAACACCAGATGCATTGACTGTCATAGTAGTATTATCCGGTCTAGATACACCTAATACTGAACTTGTTGCCGTAGGAATACTAGCAGACAATATACCACCAGCAGCAACAGTTATTGTTGTGTTGTCTGGTTTTACTACACCAGCGATAGAAGATGTTGCCGGTGCTGCACTTTGCGCAGAAATTACACCATTAGAAATAGTAATAGATGTATTGTCCGGTTTTACTATACCTACTGTCGATGAAGTTGCAGTAGGTATAGACAATACACCATTAGAATCTACTGTGCTAGTAGTTCCATTTGGCCGCAATACACCTGTTGAAGAGTTAGTTGCTAATGGATATGTTGCTGTCAGAACACCAGCATTAACAGTTACGTTTGTTCCATTAGGTTTAATCAATCCATAAACCGAATTTGTTGCTAGTGGTACAGACAAAACACCAGAACCGTCTACAAATGTAGTAACATTGTCTGGCTTAGTTATACCAGAAGTTGTAGACGTTGCTGTAGGTAATACTGCGGTTAGAACGCCAGAACCATCGACTGTTATAGTAGTATTGTCTGGTCTTGTAGTTCCAGTAACAGATGAAGTTGCAACAGGAACTACTGCAGAAATTACACCACTAGAAATAGTAATCGATGTATTGTCTGGCTTAACCGCACCAAAAGATGAGGTTGTTGCTTTTGGATAAGCACCATCTACTGCATTAGAAGTAGCTGAAGTAATGCGACCTTTAGCATCAACCGTGAATGAAGGGAACGAATAGGCCCCAGGCGTAACGGCGGTGTTAGTTAATTGTGGCGCTAGACCGTCATTGCTGCCCGCCAAATCTCCTGCCAATTTGATTGAACCAAGAGCTGAATTTGTTGCTGTAGTCATATATTAAATCCTTATACCAGAATATGCTATTTTATTTACTTGGACACCAAATGGTAATCCGCCTATATCCACTATTACTATCTCAATAACTGAAAATCCACTACTATCAGAATCAACCGTTATAGGAGTACTACTATTTGCACTAAAGAATCCACCAAAACCCGTTGTTGAGGAAGTGCTAAATGTTATTGTGCACCCTGCATCTTCTTGACAAAGTAAAGTCAATGCTGTACCTACTACGAATGTTGAATTTACAAAACCATCTACATTAAGAGTACCAGAAGTTCCCTTAATAATAAAAATATTAGAAGAATTTGTCCCGGATACATCTAATAATTTCGTACTTGTCCCAGAGATTGTTCTAGGCGATACTGTCTGAGGATCAGGCATTGCATTAAAACTGTCCAAACTTACAGAAGTATCGCTTATCTCGCCAAGATATAAGCTTAAATTTTTACTTAATGGATTGATACCGACTAACCCCGTGTCAGATGTTGTAGCATATCTAACGTGATTATTACTTGTGAATGTGTTATGAATAATTGTATTGTCAAGTTTAACAAAACCATTTACACTTGTAGTAGATTCTGTAAGTATCGTCGACAATATGCCGTCGTCATCACATGTGATAGTCACATTATCTGGTTTAACAGCTCCAAAAACTGAATTTGAAGCATTTATTAAATTGATAACACCGCCTGATGCTGCTATCGATGTATTATCCGGCTTAACTATACCAATAGTGCTCTCTACTCCTATAATTTGAAAAGGACTGTCAGGGGCATAGATATTGGTGCTTGTTGACTTATTTGCTGTTAATACACCGTCGGAAATAGCAATTGACGTATTGTCTGGCTTTACTAATCCCAATGTTGCCGCTGTTGCAAATGTTTCTGGAAGTGCATGTGATAATACACCTGAATTTACAAGAATAGTATCAGCATCCGGTTTTACTAATCCTAAAGTTGTATTACTTGCATTAGGAACGGATAAAACGCCAACAGTATTAAGAACACTGCTATTGTCACCCCTAGCTGCACCTAAAATGGTGCTAGTAGCTGTTATAAAAGAAGAAAATTGTAATTTTCCATCGACTATTTTAATAGATGAATTGTCTGGTTTAACAACACCATATAATGACGGGGTTGAACTTTGAAGAGATAATATGCCTAAATTAATCTTAACGGTCAAGTCATCCGGTTTTGCTAATCCAGGATATGAACTTCTGGCAGTTTTTACAGATAATACCTCAGAATTAATTTCTACTGTGGTGTCATCAGGCCGTATTAAACCTTTAGTTGTTGATGTTGCTTTTGCTAAGCTTAATGTACCTTCACTACCAACATTCAGTGTGTTTTCGTCGGCTTTAACAATACCAACAGTACTAGAAGTCGCATAGACTACAGGAACACTAATGATGCCATTTTGAATAGTTATACTAGTATTATCTGGTCGAACAATACCCTTGCCCAATGAATTTGCCTGCGCCGGATGTAATATGCCAGAAGTATTAATCGAACAAGTTTCATTATCAGCTTGAAGAATACCAACAGAACTATTAGTAGCAATAGCCAATCCTAATTTTCCATCATATAATTTCAATGAAACATTATCTGGTTTAGCAATACCGAAATTAGTAGTTGATGTTATGTACGTAGATACTGCGCCACCTATACCACTGTAAGTAGTTACATTGTCATACTTCACCCCACCTAATATTGTCGAAGTCGCCTTCGGAACAATAAAAGTTAATACACCGTTAGTGTCAACGAATATGGTTAAATTGTCCGGTCTAACTTTACCTAACGTTGTTGATGTTGCTAACGGTATTGAAGCTCCAGAAAAACTAATTACACCATCAGATACTGTAACTGAAGTTCCGTCAACTTTAACAATACCAAAAGTTGACGATGTTGCCACCACAGATGTTATGGTGTAATTTTCTGATTTCGCATAGGTAATTCTCCCTTTCGGGTCAATTACAGTGTTGGTGATTGTGATGATAGAATTACCTTCCCCATCAACCCCAACAGCCTGATAATTGTAAGCACCTGGAGTTACACCAGATCCACGAAGCAAAGGCATTTCACCTGTAGATGTAGGGTCTAAATCCCCAGCAATTAGGATATCGCCTTCTGTTGTATTTGTTGCTATAGCCATATTTTTCCTTAAGCAGCGTTAGCCCAAACAAGATTTGCTCTAAGCACCTTTAGTTTTTGGGATGTGGTATTGAAATATGTAGTACCAGGTCTGTAAGAAGTACCAGGGTCATTTGCTAAATCCCCTAAGTAATTCGTGTCCTGGATGTCTTTAATAGCAGCATCAATTTTTACAAAACCTTCATTGATAGTTGCTTCTTTTTCTCTCTGTCCTACTTCTAGTAATGTGATACCAAGTCTTGAGGTTGTTGTCATTTCATTTCTCCATAGATTATATATTTACATTTTCCACTCTACCACCACCGTATTTGTTAGACACCTGATAAAGCGCCGCAATTACGTTAGCTTGAGCTGCGCCAAAATCAGAAATTTGCATCTGTAGTGTGTAAGTATATTTAGGTTCGTAAACGAATTCATGTCTAATAATTGACGTTCCATTAAAAATAGCAACAAGATAACCACCAAAGTCGAAGTCGTGTGTACCGTCAATATAGTCACGTAATTGATTAGCTAAACGAGGGCGTTCTAACCATGTAATATCATAATCAGCCCCATTTCTAACTATCTTAGGATTACCTACTGTGTAAGGAACTGTATTTTCACCTAAAATTTGAATTTCTTGTGATTCAGTTAAAGAAAGGTCTGACCCGATAGACACGACTTTGAATAAGAATTTCTTGCCTCTATCTGCTTCAGTTACTTCTACTTTGAACGGTGAATCATCAAGTACCACAAATAATTCATTATGCTTATGCTGATTAACATACCACTCTGTACCTCTACGTCCACGAAGCAATCTTGAGATGTCATATGTATTTGGTCCTACCAATGTAGCAATACCAAATGAAAGACACTCTTGACCCACCATCACAAGATTTTCACCAGCGAAAATAGCTGCATCAGTCTTGGAGATTAAAGTACCAGTTTTCAATCTAACACGAATAGTTGTAGTTGTATCAATAGAATGGTAATCTGCCGGTTGCGCCGGTTGCTCCACTAATCCCCATGTAGATTCTTTGTTAGTCGTTCCTATCATTTCATAAGAACCACCACCATCACGAGAAATATGGACTTGAGCTCCAGACCAACCTTTAATACCATATCCATGGATAGCACAATATGCGCGTGGATTAATATCTTCAGCATTTAAACACGGAGGGTCGAACCAAACTGCTCCTGTCTCTGTTACAATTAGCGCTTCATTCAATACAGGTACCGGGTACTGTGTATCTAAACCAGTACCTGTATTTGGACTAGGTGTTGTACCTATAACTTCACCAGTTGCTGGGTCAACAATATTAATCTCAGAATGAAATTCACCATTAAACAATGCTTGCACAGCGGTAACTTCTAAAATACCTTCGTCTACTTCTTCAATGGCAATAATACGCACAAATCCGTAATAGAAACTAGGATCCGTTTCTGTTGAGGCGCGCAAACTAATAACATCACCTGGTTCCAAACGAATACCATATCTGTATGACGTCTTGAATGAGTATACGACTCTCTCATGGTGAGCACCAATCAATAATGTATCTGTAGCAAGTTTAGCTTCATCATGTGTCATCATGAATGGAACAGTTAATGATACATCATTACCTTCTGCAAAAGATGGTACTTCTGATTTTTGAGTGAAGTTGTTATAATCTAAATCTTCTGCCATGTACGTCAAAGAAACAGAGCGTGGTAATTCAACTGACTGAATTCTCTTAACAGTCACAGGAGAAATAGATTCACCATTAGAAGTATAACCCAAAAATGTTGGATGCAACGCTGCGACAGCGTTTTGATTACGCGGAACAAACTTCAATGTACCAGAACTATCCACCATATCGAATTGATATCCTTTAGAAAGATTATCAAGGACTGTTCTAACAGGCATCATTTGAGACAATGAGAAATGACAAGCTTGTGTGCTTGACAATCTACTTGCATCATAGTTCTTAATTCCACCTTCACGACATAAAGATTCTACAACTTTTCTCACAGATGGCGGAACATAAGGTCCTGTTCCTAAACCTCCACCAGTTGGGTCGTTAGGGTCATAAGGATTATTCGGGTCATCAGGGTCGTTAGGGTCTTCTGGTGTATGACCATTACCGCTACCAGGTCTTCCTGGCTGTGTTCCTGGGTCATATGTTGAACCGCCGCCTGGGTTAGAACCTACATTACTGTTTCCTGGTTTATTAAACATGTCTAGAATTTTACTTCCAGCCCATGCAATACCAGCACCAATAGCAATAGCTTTAAGCCAATCGCCTAATGTTGCATTTTTAGCCCAATCAAATATACCATCTAACATTTTATCGAAGAAAGATTTTTCTGGTGGCTTAACTTCTACTATTTTCTGCCAGTAGTCAATCCAACCAGCAGCACCATCTAATTCATCGTGGAACGGTCTATTAATCGCATCAGACGTGTGAGATTGAATACATACGTAAGCGCATGAGTGGTCGTCTAATTTAACAACGTCACGATTGTGGCATGTTTCATCGTATCCGTCTTTATATTGTTTTCCTTCTTGCCAGACACCCTGCCATTCCATTCCACGGCAAATATCTGGTGATGAATCAACAACTCGGATATTAACGACAGTAGTTGAATCTGCTACGTTAGGAGTACCTACGTCTGTTGCTGTGTATTCCCATTGAGCAACAGCGCCTGTAAATCCACTAGCAGGAGTGAAAATGTATTCACCTTCTACAGAACCTTTAGTCACTACACCTTGAATACTAGGCACTATAGCAGAAGTATCGGAAAGAAGTTTAAATTCTACTGGAGGTTTTCTAATTACTGTTCCATCTGGAGATACAACTTGTAGATGGTCTATTTTTGTAGCGTCAACAGTATTAAGTGCTGACGCTACATTAAATGTTACAACACTATTTTTCTGACACAGCACAGTATCTGGCATAGCCACAAAAGTGATTAAATCATCTTCTGGAGTTGGTGGTTCTGGAGTTGGTGGAACAATTACCCCGCAATTATCATCAGAACGCGGAACCGGCGTACCAGGCGTCACAACAGTCGAAGTAGGAGCTGTGTATGCAGTTGGTGTAGCTGGATTAGTAATTACCGTTGGAACTGAAGTTTGTAGTGCGCAAAAACTCATATTTGGTCGCCTTTATAATGCTGAACACCGGTAGAGATAGCCATTAAACCGCCGTAAGATTTGTTAATAGCACCCATGTATATTCCAGGGAATCTAGCGCAACCAATATTGCCGCCTACATACACAAATATTAAATGCGCTGGTACTTTAACATTCGTGAATGCGCCATCAGTATAATATTGATATGTGAATTCTGGGGTGTATGCAACGCTTCTTACAGTATTATCATAGAATCTAAATTTGCCACCTTTACGTGTCTCTTTATTGTAGTAAACCGCAACACTGTCTCCACCTTCTGTTTTTACTTCCCAGACAGTTGCTCCGGCATCGTATCTATTTAAGGCATCTGGGTGAACTTTGAACCATTCGTAGTCAGGAATAATAGTAGTTCCTGTTAACAACGCCCAGTAATAATTTCTAGTAGCAGCGTTACCAATATCTTTAACCACAAAACCAGTATCAATCTGACTGAATAATGCATTTCTAGACGATACGTAAACAAGCCCGCCATATTCGAACATTTCTTCGACATCTCTATTGACCTCGATATATGCCACTAAAGCGCCGGAAACCAAATTGTAAACATACACGCCACGCTTATTATAAGACCCTACATAGATATTATCACCATTTATTACTAAATACCTTACCATATCTTGCTTACGCCCTGGAATTTCAGTTCTACCGACATAAGCTCCAGTAACAGCATCGTATCTATAAAGCCACTGTGTATCTGCACCTGTCTGTGTAGATGGTGCAGGTTTTACTGCCCACATGAATAAGTTTGATTGCGCATAAGGACGATTGACGGTATTAGTTATGATGCACTTTGACGAAGGAGTAAATGCATCCCCATTCTCATCTACAAAAGGTCCAGAATAATAAGTAGGTATAGTGATTGTTGCATTGCTTTTTGGATTTGAAAATGAATTAATTAACGTATAAGTCGTTAAATCATATCTAAACCATGTATCGTCAGTACAAATAACTGTCATTACGTTATATTCTGCGCGAGAGAATTGCTTAACAGTTTTTCCACTCAAAGTAAATTGCTTGAAAGTGTACATTTTGGAAAGCCCATCTGGTGCCATTATTCCCATAGTTATCTCGTCAACCGTAGGTTCAGCCCAACGAGGGTATTCATCATTGTCAATAATAGAAGTTGTTGAATGTGGACCCCAGAAGTCAGTAACTCTTAACTCTGTATTTGCTC